CCACCGACCACCACTCTCACCATAATAAAAAAATTTAAAAATTACAGCAAGGCTTTTAATATTGTCGATCCCTCACGTCCAGTAAAAAGAGACTTAGTCTTGCGAAGATCTAGAGAATCTATGTCAGTTAAGCCTTCGACACATTCTATGGCGGCATCTACATCTAAATCTGGATGATTTTGAATAAAGAATTCGCGATAAGCCTTCACAGGCCCATAAAATGGCGTACGGAATAAGAGAGACTCTATTTGAACAATCTTCTGAAACTGGTTAGTAACATCAAGAACATCTCGAGTACAAGTAAGATACTTGACTAGCGAGGTACAAAGTTTCTTTTCACGGGGAATAGGAAAATAAAAACAATCTTCATCAGACCATTGGTTGGAACTTCCTAAAAATTCAAAATCTCCATCTTTTATCAATGTACCAGGAATATGCGTAACTATTTTGGAGGCAGACTTTTTAATGGTCATGCCATATTTCGCGTAAACCTCAGTTTCAACTTGGGCAAGTCGAGAAACTTCAGGAACAAAGTGGTTTTTGAAACCAAGAGCTTTATCATCAGAATAAAGTGCAACGGTAGTATTATTAATACATTCATCATATGTAGGATAAACTCCAAACATATCGAACCATAAAGTAATGATAAGATCGAAAGCGATGATTACATGCAAAATACTATTGTCGGGTGCAGTATTGTTTTGACCAGAACTATTACTCTTATCAAAGGCAAAGATTTGACCGTTTGGATAGAGGCGTACTGGATTTAAAGTATAAAAAATGGTATATTCCAACAAACGTAATTGAAGTGCCCGGGTTTCAGGATCATCACTCAGTTTCATATGTCCTAAACGAATTTGGTAGACTTCGCGCAAAACTGCAGCAATATCATAACCAGATACATCGGAGAAAAGAATAACGGCACAATCTTCATAAGAAGATGTCAGTTCATTAAAACCACCATACTGTTTTGAAAAACCATATTTTATCCACGAAGTGGCATGATTTTCAACAAGTTTGTGATTTTGTTTATCGAAAAAATATTTTTGTTTAAAAAGAAAAGATTTATCTACATTGTCGACAAAACGAATTTTAGTCCTAGCAAGATCTTCAGGTGATAAAAACTCATCTTTGAAATTAATAATTTGAATTGGGATATGTTGAATATCGAATTTGTATTTATTGAAAGTTTCAGAAGGTAAATAATTAACCGTTTTAGCAGTCCCAGTAACTTTGCCAAGTATTCCAGCTGCGGAGCTGGATTTAAATGTCATAGGTTCTCCGGGTTGTATAACGTCAGATTTAATATAGGATAAATGTCTTGAAGCATATTTATAAGCTAAATTATGACAAGTATCATCATCAGAAGGGTATGTGTAAAGTGATTCAGATTTGAGTGTACGAACATCTACATTAGCAGTAGTAGGGACAACCTCTTCATGATCGGCTTCTTTACGAATGAAAGCGGCTTCTTTAGGATGAGCTTTTTCAAAAGCTTTAAAATGGGGACAAGGGGCAGATATAGAATTTTTAGCGTCGTTTTTAGTGTTTACAATTTGAGTTAAATTGGCGAGACCAATATAACTACAATTGCCAATGACAGGTTCTAGTGAATTCATGTCTTTAAAAATAGAACTTAATTCAGGAGCACCAAAACCAGGCAGGCCTAGTAGTCAGAGAAACTCAAATTGCTGGTAGAAACCAGCACCAAAATAAACGAAAAGATTATCTTTATTGTTG